GGGCGATCGAACAACTTTCCGACCCTGACGGCATCCTGCTGCTCGAATGGTCGGCGCCGGCTGACGCGCCACCGGAGGACGTCGACACCTGGCGATACGGATCACCGGAATGGTCAGACCGTCGGGAGAGGTTCCTACGGGAACGGTTCGCCGTGGTTGAGGAGGAAGCATTCCGGCGGCAGTTCCTGAACCAGTGGACCATTTCCGCTAACCACTGGCTGCGCGACTCATGGTGGAAAGCGACCCTCGAGCCTGGCGCACTGCCGACGTCGGGCGAATGGATCGTGGCATGTGAGTCCGAGTTCGATGGGATGGCGCACGCCGTCGCCGTCGCGGCCGTCGACCCGGAAGGCACTGTGCATGTCCGTATGTGGACCCATCGGACGATCAGGGAAGCGGACGAACGCATCGCGCAGCTGCGCGCCCAGCATCGTCGCATCATGGTCCTAGCCACACCCGGATACGTCGACCGGTTGCAGTCCAACATTGATGCACTCGTGGGCCAGCGGGAAGCGGCCGCCGCGACACAGAACCTGCTCGACCTGTTCGAGCGTAAAGCGATCCGGCACGACGGAGACCAGGCGCTCCATGAGCAGATGCTCGGCACCACGATCGCCCGACGTCAGGCCGGTTGGGTACTGACGGCACCGCAGGGCAAGGGTGGTGTGTTTGGGGCCCGTGCGGTCATGTTCGCGGCCTGGCAGGCGACGAAGGCACCACGGCCGGTCGCCGTGATCCGGTCGGCACGACGCCGCGCATAGTCATATAGGACTAGTCCGGTGGTACGGTGTGCCCGTGCCCACGTTGCGCGCACGCCGGATTCAACAGAATCTGGAGACCATTCAGCCGGCGCTGTTCGATGCCCGGCCGATGATGCGCGCCCGGGAACTACCGTCCCCGCTGAACCTTCAGATGATGCTCACCCGTCCGGGTATGGCGTTCGTCGCCGAGGTCGTCGCCTTGCAGGTGCCGGCGTTCTCGAAGGCACTTACCACCTACTCGCACACGATCGCCGCGTTCCCGCTTCGGGAGTACGTCAACGGCACGCAGGTGATCCCGCGCCCGTTCCTTGCGCAACCGTCCGCCCGGCTGACCTACACAGCCGAAATGATGCGGGTAGTGGCTGATCTGCTGCTGTATGACCGAGCGTGGTGGCGTGTGGTCGAACGGACCTGGGACAACTTCCCGTCAGCCATCGTGCGGATGCCGGCCGATGAGATTTCCGACGTCGACGGCCGGGTGATGTGGAACGGGGTCCAGGTCCCCGACCGGGACATAATCCGGTTCGACGGCGACGGCCTGGGCGGATGGCTCACCCGAGGCGCGGTAGCGATCATGACCGCCGCGGCCCTGGAGCAAGCCACGCTTCGGTACGCCGATTCACCGTTGCCGCAGATCATCTTGAAGAACAACGGCGCTGACCTTCCCGAGGAAGTGGTGCAGTCCGTCCTCGATACCTGGGAGGACGCCAGGCGGGATCACGCCACCGCATACCTGAATGCCACCATCGACGCTAAGCCGATGGGATGGAACGCCGCCGAACTGCAGCTCGTCGACGCCAAGAACTCCGCAGCCGTCCAACTGGCCAGAATGGCGAACCTTGACCCCGTATGGGTCGGGGCCGGTGTGCAAGGCGCCTCCCTGACCTACGCAAACCGGGTCGATCTGTACCGGCTGCTCATCGACCTGTCGCTGACACCGATCATGAACCTGATTAGTCAGCGGCTATCACGAAACGATGTGACGCCGCGTGGCCACGAAGTCCGCTTCGATCCGTCCGTATTCCTGCGCTCCAATATGGGTGACCTTGCGGCCGTGATCCGTGACCTACTCCCGCTCGGCATCATCAGTGTCGACGAAGCCCGGGCAATGCTCGACCTACCTGGAGGAGCCCAATGAAGACGTTCACGACGGAGTCGACCATCGTGGTCGACATGCGCGAGGACCAGACCGGTGACGTCATCGCATCCGGGTACGGCCGGGCCGTGCCATACGGAGTCGAGATCGACCTGGGCGGTGTGCGGGAATCGTTCGGCCCGGACGCGTTCGACCAGACCCAGGTGATCGGCCGGCCGTTGGCGTACCGGCACGGTGAGCCGATCGGCATCATCACCGACGCCAAGAATGAGGCCGACGGTCTATATGTCGGTTTCGACATCGTGAATACCGCCCAGGGCCGTGATGCGGCCGTCCTCATGAAATCCGGCGCCAGCCGAGGCCTCTCGGTCGGTTTCGAGTCCATCAAGTCCAGTTGGAACACGGCCGGTTCGGCGATCCGGCACACGGCCGCCCGCCTGCTCGAAGTCAGTCAAACCCACATCCCGGCCTACCCAACGGCCGGAGTCCAAGAAGTGAGAGAAGAGGAAAGAATGTCTGAAACCACCGTCGAGACCACCGAGGTGGTCGAGGACATCGAGGCCCGGGAGCAGATTTCGCTGATCCGGCAGGAGATCGCCGGCATGTCGAAGGCCCCCGACGTCCACCCGCTCGCCAAGTATCGGTCGATGGGCGAGTACCGGAAGGCCGTCCTGGACGGTCAGGTCGAGGCTCGGGCACTCTTCGACCAGGTCACGGCCGACAACCCCGGCGTAGTTCCCCCGTCGTGGATGACCGAGGTAAAGGGCATCGTCGACCTGGGCCGTCGGGCGATCACCGCCATGGGCGGCCCCATGAACCCAGGCGCGTCCGGCATGACCGTCAACTGGCCCTACTTCGACGGCGACCTGACCGCCATCGTCGAGGCCCAGGCCGACGAAAAGGACGAAGTCAACTCGGTCCAGATCAGCATCCTCAAGGGCGACACCGACCTGGCGACCTACGCCGCTGGCTCGGACATCTCCTACCAGCTGCTGCAGCGGTCGAGCCCGTCCTACCTCGACGCCCACACCCGGATCATGGCCGCGTCATACGCTGCCGTCACCGATCGCGCATTCACGAAGTCCCTGTGGGACGACGGCACCGGGTTCGAGGACTACGACCTCGAGGCCGACACCGACGGTGTGGCATTCCGCACGGCCGTCTTCGCCGCCAGCCTTGCGGTCGAGGATGCCACCGGCCAGCCGGCGAGCATCGTCCTCGCGTCGTCGGCACTGTTCGAGAAGATCGGCGGATGGTCGACGTTCTTCCCGGCCGTGTACGGCACCAGCAATGTTGGTGGCACCGCCCAGGCGAACACTCTCGCCGTCAACGTGTCCGGCCTGCCGGTGATCCGGGCCAAGTGGCTTGACTCGGCTGCCAATCAGGACGCCATCGTCACGAACGGGCTTGCCGCCCGCTGGCTTGAGGACGGGCCCCGCCTGGCCACTGCTGAGAACGTCGGGCAGCTCGGGCGCGACGTCGCCATCTACGGATTCGCGGCCGCAGCGTTGTTCATCCCGTCGGGCATCGTCCGTCTGTTCGAGGACTAGTCGCAGGGTGATGGGAGAGGCGACACCATGGCGTTGATTGACGGGGAGGCACTCGCGGCCGCCCTGGACATCGCTTACGACGAACCTGACGAGGCCGTCCTCGATCAGGTCGCGCAAGCGGCGGACGACATTATCGCCTCTCTCATCACCACGGCCGCATACGACGACCAGAAAGCGGCGTGCATGGAAGCGGCAATGTCCGTCGCCGTCGACATGTACCAGGCCAGGACGGCAGCGGGGGGCCAACCGGTCAGCATCGACGGCGGGCCCGGCATCTACCGGCTGTCCGTGTGGCTGACCCGCCGTGTGCAGTCCCTGCTTGCTCCGTACCTGCGGGCTGGGGGGCTCGTCGGATGACCGCTCTCACGACGGAATCACGGGGCGATCTGGTGTCGGCACTTACCGGGCTCGGTCCACGCGTCTACTCGGCCGTGCCGGCCGTCCCCATTCCGCCATGCATCGTGGTCGTACCTGACGCGACATGGATCACGCCCGGCCGGCTCGGGGCCCTGTCATACACGATCTCGTGGCGGGTCATGGTGGTGATCGCGCCGAAGAAGAACGACACCGGGACCGTCGACATCGAGGAAGCCGTGGATGCGATCCTCGGGGCCCTACCGACTGGGTACGTCGCCGTCAGGGTCGGCGCACCACAACTGACCGACATCGGCGCCCAGGGCGCCGTCATGACCACCGACATCACTGTCCAAGTCGAAATGAAGGAGTAGGAAATGCCAGCAGTAGGGATCGCCGGGAAGCAGTTCACCGTAGAGGTCGACAATGACGCCTACACGGATCAGGTAACGACCGGCACCATCACCACGACCCCAACCGTGACCCGCACACCCACCTTGGGTTCCGTCAACTACCTGCAGACGGACGTGATGACGGCCGTGTCAATCGAGTTCCTGTACGACGACAACACCGGCCTGTACGACGCTTTGCAGACCGCTATCGCGGCCGGCAACAACGTCGGGCTGGACATCGTCGGCGCAACTGGTGCATGGAGCGGGACGGATATGGCCATTGACGGTTGCGAAGTGAAGTTCGATGCCGCCGGAGTCGCTATGTGCTCGTTCAGCGTTCAGGGCTCGATGACGTTCGCCTGATGTACAACACCGTTCGGGCAACCTGGGCTGGGGAGACAGTCGACGTCGACCCCATCACGATGGATTTCGTCGACTACTCCCACGCCCTGGGCGACCGCAAACCCAACCCGATGGAGTTTCTCCTTTTCGTGACGTACTGCAAGGTCGAGGGCACACCCAAGAACCTGCGGCAAGTCCACGAGTGGGCTCGAGCTAATCGGGTAATCGCTGAGGAAGTCGACGGCACCGCGCCGGGCCCTACCCAACCGGATCAGTCCCCCGACTGATCGTCCAAATCGCCCTCAAGATCGGCAGGCCGTTCGATGAAGTCGCCAACTACTCGCCGGAGCTGCTGGCCACGATCCTGGAGGAGTTGACCGATGGCTAGACAGTCGGTCCTCGTCGAGACCCGTGTGGAAGGTCTCAACGACCTCTTGCGTACTCTCCGACTGCTGCCGAAGGACGCGCAGAAGGAACTACGGGCATCGTCGGCTGTCATCGCCGACCGGTACATGGTGCCGGCGTGGCGTGAGGCCGCTCTCGGGGCGGGGCCGTGGGGGCAGAAACTGTCGGAGTCGGTACGGGCCCGGAAGGACCGTGTGCCGGCGGTCAGGATCGGCCTGGACAAGAAGAACTACAGCGGTGGAGCATCGGCCAACATGCTGCGGTATCCGACATCAACCGGTTTGGGTGGAGATTCACCGGCCCCGTTTCAGCGCACTAACTGGCTGGCGAAGGCGAGAGGTGGATACCACCAGGACGCTCTGAACGAGTGGGGTCGCGCCATTGACCACTTGGTGGAGAGGTTCAACCGTGGCTAAGACTCTGACTGTCTATCTTGCGGCCGACGTCGACCAGTTCCGCCGCAAGATGCAGGGCGCCGAACGGCAGATGGACGACTTCGGGGCGGCCGGCGGCCGCCTGGGTGGCATGGCGGGCGGTCTCGGCCTGGCGCTCGGTGCAGCAGCTGCCGCAGCGGGTGCGTTTGCGTTGAAACTCGGAGTCGACGCGGTCAAGGCCGCGATGGACGAGGAAGCAGAAATTGCCCGCCTGAATACGACGCTAGCGAATATGGGATTCGCCAGCGCTAGCGACCAGGTCAGCGGGTTCATCGACTCCCTGCAATATTCGGCCAACGTGAGTGACTCCATACTCCGACCTGCGTTCGACCGGCTCATAAAGTCGACTGGCAGCGTCACCAAATCGCAGGAACTCCTGAAACTGGCGCTCGACATCTCGGCGGGCACCGGTAAGAGCCTTGACTCCGTCGTCTCGGCCCTCGGGAAAGCCTACGACGGGAACACCGGCTCCCTCGGAAAACTCGGTACTGGTCTCGATAAGGCGACCCTGAAGACCGGCGATATGGACGTGATCACCGGAAAACTGGCTGAACGTTTCTCCGGGCAGGCAGCAGCAGCGGCCGGGACCCTCAAATCGAAACTGGAAGGCGTCAGCATCGCTGCTGGCGAACTACAGGAAGCGTTCGGCGTCGGACTGCTGGACGGTATTCAGGGCGCGGACGGTTCGATCAGCGACCTTGAGCAGACGTTGAAAGACATGCAGGAATCTGCGGGCGCGGTCGGCCGGTTCCTTGGCGGCGCCCTGGCCGCATCGTTCTACCAAATGAGCGCAACGGTACGAATCCTCGGCGCGGCCCTGTCCGTACTGGACAAGGGATGGATTCTGCTCCTCCATTCACTCGGCAAGATCAGCGACGCCGAATATGACGTGCGGATGAAAGCGGCCGACGCCAACATCGCATTTGACATGCAGGCGACTGCCGCAGCGGTCGCAGCCCAAGCAAACTCCTACATGGGGATGTTCGTCTCCGACGCCGGAAAACAGTTCGAGTACCAGCAGTACGCCGCTTACGGTGACAAGAAAGCCCTCGATGATGTCGGGGATGCGGCCGACGACGCCAAAGACGATCAAGAAGAACTCGGGGCGGCAGTAGAAGAAGCCACACCCAAATTCGACGCCCTACGAACGCGTGTGCAAGGGCTCGTCGGCGATCTCCAATCGCAAACAAGCGCACTACAAGACGCCAATCAGGCCATTACCGACTGGGCGGCAGCCACCACGACCGCGATCATGGGCGGCAACATCGGCTCAGTCCTCGGTGAATCGTTCGCACAGCAGGGCGAGGACGGTGGTGTAAGCCTGCTCGATGCGTTCGTGGCGAAACTGGCCAGCGGCGAAAACTTCGCCGGTCTGCTGGAGAAGATGAAGCAGAGCGGTGCATCAGACGAACTCATAGGGCAGTTGGCCGGCATGGGCCCCGAGATGGGAGCCAAACTCGCACAGCAGATGCTCGACGAAGGCTTGGTCAAAGAACTGTCGGACAAGTGGGACGCCAGCAGGACCAAGATCATGGAGATCGTCGGCCGCATCACGCCGGACTTCCTACTGCAAGGGCAGAAAAACGCCCTCTCGATGCTCGAAGGCACGGAGAAAGAGATTGACGAGAGCGAGCAGAAACTACGTCGTCTCGGCAAAAAGGTGGGTAAGCCGATCGGGGCCGAGATAAAGGCTTCGATCGCTGAGGCCGTTGCTGCTGCACTGGCAGCCGCAGACGAGGCGTGGACCACCCAACGGAACCGGAACGGCACCGCCCCGACACCATCGGCACCGACGGGAACCACGGCCACCGCGACCGCTACCGCCCTGCAAGTGTTCCTGAACCAGTCGAATGCGAGAGCGGGTAAGACTGGCCCGCTACTGATCGGATGATCACCGCCGTCAACGTCAACGGGCGCCCCGTCGACCTGGACAACGTCGCCGTGAACGTCGTCATCAACCACGGCCGCCCGGACATCACCGCGCCCGGCGCCGCATCAGACATGTCCCTCACCATGGTCGGATTCCCGAAACTGGCCGTCGACATCGGCGACACCGTCCAAGTGCAGGCATACGGCTCGGACAGATTCACCGGGACCGTCACCTATGTTCAGTTAGAGCACGCCGACGCGCCCGGCGCCCCGTTCCCGCTGACGGGTGCGTATCCGACGATGCGAGTAGACGCCATCGGCGCCCTCGCGTCCCTCGGTGGGTTCCGTGTCCTCGACGGGGGACGGGTCAAAGAGAACCTGTCACTACGGGTCGCCGCGATCCTTGACGCCACCGGCCTGCCGTATCAGGCCAACACTGACCCAGGTTTCGAGCTCGAGGCCCTCCCGGCGGCCGACGCCGGATACAACGCCCTTGAGCTGCTGCAAGCGATCTGCGCCGACACCGGAGCGACCCTGTTCGACACGCCAGACGGCACGATCCTGTTCGAGTCGTACTCGACCCGTGGGTACGGGTATAACGCCGCGCACTGGGCAGACCTGGACCCGCTCGACACTTGGGCGGACGTCCCATTCATATGGTCGGACGTGTACGACCGGACTGAGGCCGCCCCGGCGACCATCGAACTGCCACATGATGCCGTGGTGTGGGCGCCGACCTGGCGCAAGGACCTAGCCACCGTCATCAACGACGTGACCGTGAAGTACGGCTCGAACTCGTCGACGTCGCAGACCGATGCGACGAGCATCGCCGAGTATGGGCAGCGGGCCGTTGAACTGGACACCGACCTGCACAAACTGGCCGACGCCCAAAGGCGGGCCGGTGACGTGATCCGCTCCCAGGGAAACCCTCGATGGGCCCTGGGCAACATCACCGTACTCATGCACAAACTGCCGTCCCTAGTGCAAGCCGACGTCCTGCAGGCCGTTTCCGGCGGACGGGTCACCATCAACGACCTACCTCACCCGCACCCCATCGAGGACTACACCGGGATCATCGAGGGATGGACCGACACATTCACCCAGGGCATCCACACGTGGACGGTCAGCCTGTCCGACCCGCGATACTCGTACCTCGTCCTGAAGTGGAACGAAGTCGACGTCGGGACCACCTGGGGCGACGTCATCGGCACGGTCCAGTGGTACAACGTCGTCAACAACACCGACCTAGTGCCGGTATAGGAGGCAGAACATGGCAACAACCGCGAAAGGCACGCCGTATGTGGAGTCGTCCGACCTGGTGTCGGCGTTCCCGACCTCGAGCCTGGCCCTCGCGGACCACATTGACGCGAACCTGGCATACAACGCCGCGACGATCAACGCACAAACCGGGACGACCTACACCTTCGTCCTGGCGGATGCGACGCTCGGCAAACTGGTCACCGCATCGAACGCTTCAGCCAGCTCCTACACCGTGCCACCTGAGTCCTCCGTCGCGTGGCCTACTGGCTCGGTCATCAGGG